GCCTGTGAAATCGATTTCTAAAGTCGTTTCACCTTGTATAAAAATATGTACGCTACAAGACGATTTCTGTATTGGCTGTGGTCGATCCACACAAGAGATTGCTGAATGGTCAACTGCCTCCAGTAAAAGAAAGGAAAGTATACTTGAAAGATTACCAGATAGAATGCGAAGAATGCGATGAGACTTCTTACGTAGCTGCGTATAAAGAACCAAAGTATTGCCCAATGTGCGGTAGGAGAGCTGAAGCTAAAGAAGTAGATGACGTGGACGTATAATAATGTAACATTTGAAGATACGCCAGAGGAGTATCAAGGCTTTGTATATCAACTCACCGAAGTTCATTCCAACAAAAAGTATATTGGAAAGAAGAACTTCTGGAAACCTAAAACACTACCCATCACCAAAACACGTAAGAGACGCGTACGCACGCGCGTCGAGTCAGACTGGAAAGAATATTACGGATCCTCCAATGAAGTACGCAACCTTGTGGAAACAAATGGACAAGACCAATTCAAAAGAGAAATATTAAAACTTTGCAAGACAAAAGGAGAAATGTCTTATTATGAAGCAAAGTTACAGTTTGATAACAACGTTTTATTCAGAGACGACTACTTTAATAATTTTATTGGCTGTAGGATACACGCAAAACATTTAACATGTTAAGTGAAAACTTGTTTACAAATGCAAAAAAATAGTGTATAATATAACTATCAAAATAAAAAATTAGGAGTTGTTATGAAGATACTAAAAGATACCAAAAATATTAAGTTTAACACTAGTGGCGTGTCTGAGCCAATCGTTATGGCATCAGCAGCTGGCTGGTATGTCGGTTCAATCGATAAGTCAGAAGGTTTTATTCAACCTTATGATAGGTACACCGATTACATGACTCAGGAAGATGCTGAAAAGACTCTTGCTGAAACTGAAATGTTTTGGGGCGTTACTGGCGAGCCAGTTTTGAAATTTGATTATATTATGAAAGGAGTGTAATATGGGTATATTTGTAGGAAAGTTTGATCATATCAATACAGAAAAAGTTGCCAACAGGCGCAGCAAGTCGTGGGTTGGTAGGTTTAATCCGTGTAACTCAAAAGATATGCAAGAATACGATATGGTAAAAACCATCGTTAGAAATGTTAACTCAAGTACTAAAGATAAATTTAGGGTTGAGAAAAAAGGTAGAAAACCTATTGATGGGTTTATCTATGGCGGCAATCCTAAAGGTGGTATAAGTAAAGCCACACTATGGGACGTATATATTTGGAGGAGATATGCATGATCATAGTTGATTATAGTGGTATTGCTCTAGCAAGTATTATTATCAATAAAACTTTTGACGAGCAGTTAATTCGTCATATGATACTTAACTCCTTGAGAATGTACCGTACTAAGTTTAAAGACGAATATGGCGAACTCGTTTTAGCGGTTGATGGACCAAACAACTGGCGTAGAAAAGCTTTTCCACAGTATAAAGCTGGTAGAAAAAAAGATAGAGATAAATCTTCTTTTGATTGGAACGAAGCGTTTAGAATACTTAATATGATAAGGGAAGAGATTGCTGAAAACTTTCCTTATAAGGTTATTCATATCGATGGTTGCGAAGCTGATGACATCATAGGTACTATAGTTACTATGAATCCAGATCCAAACAATGATTTTAATCCAGAAAAGATTATGATAGTATCTTCCGATAGAGACTTCTTACAACTACAAAAGTATAAGTTTGTAAGACAATACTCACCACTTCTTAAAAAAGAATTAGTAGAGAAAAATCCAAGGCTATATCTACAAACGCATATCATCAAAGGTGATAAGGGTGACGGTGTGCCAAATATATTTTCAGACGATAATGTATTTGTCGAAGGATTTAGACAAACGCCTGTAAGTCAGAAAAAGATAGATACTATTATAGAAGATCTTGAGGAAGGAGAGTTGCTATACGCAGCATCTTGGTACCGTAATTATTGTAGAAATAAAAAATTAATTGATCTCACTGAAACTCCAGAAGATCTGAGAAAAGAGATTATAAATAGTTTTATAAGGCAAGACGTTTGGAATAATAAGTTTAAGACATTTAACTACTTAGTTAACAAGCGTTGTAATAATTTGATTGAAAGTGTACAGGAGTTTATTTCATGAAACAGTATGTTTTTGAAGTCCTTGAAGAAGTAACCAAGGCTCGCACCCGCGATGAAAAAGTCCGTGTTTTAAAAGAAAACGAATCATGGGCTTTAAAAGATGTAATAAGAGGCTCACTAGATTCTACAATAGTTTGGAATCTACCTGAAGGAGCTCCACCATATAGAGCATCTGCAGCTCATAATCATCCAACAAATCTACTCAGAGAAAATAAAAAATTTAGATATTTTGCCAAAGGAGGTCTAGGAGACAAGATGCCTCCAGTCAAGAGAGAATCTATATTCATAGGAATTTTGGAAGGTGTACATCCAGAAGATGCTAAGCTAGTTATTTCAATGGTTAATAAAGAAAAAATAAAAGGTCTATCAAGACCTGTAATAGAGGAGGCCTTTCCAAATCTGCTGAAAGACTAACTCTACAGAAAGGCAGAACTATGGTACTAAAAATTGTTAAAGATTTAGATATTCAAGCTTCAAAGTTAAAAAAAAGAGGTAGGATTAATCGAATGAATAAAATTCTCAAGAGAAGAAATTTCATAGAAAAACAAATTAAATTAACAAAAGTACCGGAGGTATACATTTCGACTTAAAGAAAAATATAAATATTTACAAATGAACTATATTATGTTATAATATTATTATTTAAAGGTGATACGCATGAATATTTTTATACTAGATAGAAATCCAGTAAAAGCAGCTCAAATGCTGTGCGATAGGCATATTCCTAAGATGATTGTGGAATCTGCACAAATGCTCAGTACAGCACACAGGCTTCTTGATGGTAAGCCAGAGAAACGTAAGTCAAGATCTGGTAAGACTATACAGACTTACTACGCTTTTGGCGATATCCGGGATCATCTATATTATGCAGCCGTCCACAAGAATCATCCTTGTACAGTATGGACCATGGAAAGTAAACAAAATTATGATTGGCATTATGGTCATTTTGTTTCCATGGCTAGAGAGTTTGAGTATCGTAGAAATAAGAAACACGTAACTTTCGAAAAACTCGGTAAGATACTTGCAGCTCCACCGGAAAATATTCCGCATATTGGGCTGACTGAGTTTGCGCAGGCTATGAATCATTATCCGGATTGTAAAGTCCCAGGGGATGCAGTTCAAGCGTATCGTAATTACTACCATTACGCTAAAGACTTTGCAAAGTGGGAATGGAAAAGACCAGCTCCTGACTGGTGGGAAGGATATAAAGGTGCCTAAGTACACAGTAAAACCTCTTGAAGAGGGAGATGAATACGATATTGAATGTAAGTCAGAAGAGTTAGATGCGTATCTTAAGAAACATAATTGCATAAAAGTTCTTAAGTTTCCTGGGATCGTATCAATGCATGGCAGTTTATTATCTAAAACAGATAATGGCTGGAAAGATAGGTTAAAACAAATTAAAAAAGGTTCGGGTGCAGGGAACACTATAAAGGTATAAAAATGAAATTCTTTTTAGTAGTATCGTTCTTAATGACTAATATGTATGAAATAGAAAGACCTCTGTATATATTTAAAACGCCATCGTTTGAGAAAATGGAAGAATGCCAGAAATACGTCTCTGGTAATTTCATGGACATATATAGAGTTGCAAGTGCATCATATAATTTCAAGCACACGCCTGAAGCAATTTATTGTTTAACAACAGACACTGTAAAAGATATATTTAAGTATAATTATGGCCAAGAACAAAAAAATGAAACAGGTATTTAAACATGAAAAAGTTGATATTGGATATGATGACATGGTTGCAGAAACAACCGATGCTGGGAGAACTTATCATGCTCCTAATGGCAAGTCTTATCCTAGTATCACAACTGTTCTAAGCGTACTTAGCGAAGACTCTATAAGAGCTTGGCGTAAAAGAGTTGGTGAAGAAGAAGCAAATATTATAAGTGGCAAAGCCTCTAGACGCGGAACTAAAGTTCATTCTATAGTAGAAAAATACTTAAATAACGAAGATACCACAGACTTTTTACCACACATCAGACAAAGTTTAGAAAACTTAAGACCAGTTCTTGACGAGTCTATAAGTAAGATATATAGCCTCGAAGCTGCATTGTACAGTGATCACCTTGGAATTGCTGGACGCTGTGATTGCGTAGCAGAGTACAATGGAGTTCCTTCAATAATAGACTTTAAAACATCTCGTAAACCTAAAAAGAAAGAATGGATTCACAGCTATTTTGCGCAAGGAGCTGCTTATGCTATAATGTGGGAAGAAAGAACCGGAATGTCTATTCCAAATATTGTTATTGTTATGGACGTTGACCATGAAAAACCAGAAGTTTTTGTCGAGCACAGAGATAACTGGACTAAATTATTGAAAGATACTATTAACGAATATAAGACAAGAAAGATGTTTGGACACTAATGCAATTAACACAAGTATTACAATTAAGAAACGAATTTGAGTTTCTAACTAAAAACTATAATATGCCCGATGGATCTGATATAGATACTATAGAGTGGTTTTTAAAGAATGGCCATAGGTCAAATTCTCTTCGTAATGGATTTAAAGAAGCTAAGGAAATAGCGAAGAAAATAAAGGAGTTCGCAGATGGCTGCACAAAAAAAACTAGAACCCGGAAGCAAGTACGCAAGCTTTGACAAGGACGGCGATGGTACTATAACTGACGAAGAATTTGAGATGGAAGAAAAATTGATGAGGATGGAGAATGAGGATAAGAAACAAGATGCCCAAAGGAACATGGCTTGGTTTGCTCTTGGCGGCATGTTACTTTATCCTGCTTTTGTTATTGCTGCAACATTATTCAACCTCGATAATGCTGCAAAAATACTAGGTGATATGGCTGCAGTATATTTTGTATCTGTTGCTGCAATTGTAGCTGCGTTCTATGGAAAAGAAGCTTTGGCTCAAAAAAACGCACCTAAACCTAAAAAATAAATAAAGGACTTTTGTTATGAAGCTTTGGAAATATAAGAGTTATGATGAATACGTTAGAGTTCAAGTTAACGGTAACGCATCTAAATTAACAAACGTCTGGGCAGACGAAAGTTGCATAGATTATATCTGCAACTTAGCTCGTAATCCAGATGGAGTTACTATAAAACAGCCTCCACAACACGTTATATGTCATGGGACTAGAAATGGTTCAGAACAAAAATGGTTTATAAAGAATTTGCCAGATGCCGCTGTGATAGGTACAGAAATATCTCATACGGCAAATGAGTTTCCAAATACTATTCAACACGATTTCCACGTACCTATAAAAGAGTACGTTAATAAATTTGACATTTTGTATTCAAACTCTTTAGATCATTCGTATGACCCGATGAAATGTTTAAGAACTTGGATCGATCAACTTAATGCAGATGGTTTACTTTGCATTGATTTGGCTCAAGGCCGAGAAATGATTTCAAGAGAATTAGATCCACTTGAAATTAGTAGTGAAGAACTAATTGATTTGTTAGTAAACAAATTCAGTTTAAAACTTGTAGAAAGAAAAGTTATAGACAGGAAGAGGGGCGTTAATAGCGAACTTCTAATATTTAAAAAATGAAAAGATTGATATACCAAGTCTACACTGGTAATAAATTAAACCTTTACGATCACTGCACTAAATCAGTCATGGAATATGCTTTGCACTATGATATTGATTATGTAGCTCAAAATAAACCTATAATGAGAATTAAGCCAGATGTTTTTGCTACAAATCGTAGTAAAGAATCTTATGAAAAATATGGTGGATTCTTACCAATCTATGAAAAAGAAAATGCGTTTGACTACTGGGATAAGTACGATCAAATTGCAATCATCGACGCTGATATTTGGATAAGACCCGGTGCACCTAACATATTTGATCAACTTGATGATACAACTGAATTTGCAGGAGTGGTTGAAAGAACAGCTCCTATTCTTCCATGGTACCAACAAAAACTAGCAAACTATACTCAAATGCAATATAGCAGTCTAACTGACGTAGATTGGAAGTGGAATAATTTTGGTGGACATTTTTATAACATGGGACTGATGTTATTAGACAAAAATATATGTAAATATTTAAGAGGACAAACTGGTAAGCAGTTCATTGAGAGACCAGAATTTAAAAGATTTGTTGACGGATTAGGCGCTTGGAAATGGAGCACCGATCAAACTCTATTAAACTATTGGGTTAAGAAAGAAAATATGATACAAAAAGAATTAAGCTGGAAATGGAATGCTCTATTTACTGCGATACCAGATGACAAGATTAAAGAAGCATATTTTGTACATTTCTTTCTTAAAGATAAATTACCTAACGCAGGTGAAGATGTAAATCAATTAATGGAGAAAGTGACATGAAAGATAAACTTTGGTGGGTACTATTAGGTTTAGCTGCTATTCTTATGCTATCTAATGCAAGAGCAGGAGAATGGAACGAGAAGCCTGTAATGTGCGAACAAAAAGAACAATTTGAAAGTCTAATGGTCGAACAAGGAAAAATAATATTAGGCGGTGGAGATATGTTTGCTACAGTCCGTACTAAAAATGGACTAAGCGATATACCAGCAGTACTTCCAATGAGATTATATTTTAATCCATCAAATAAACATTTTACTATCGTAGAGTGGCATAGAGATTATAACACATACTGTATACTCGCTTATGGTGAAGAGTGGCATATATTAGGTCAAAAAAGTTGAAACACATAGCATTAAGATCTAAAAGTATTCGTTCAGGAGATAGACCCTATACAACACCAGGGTTAGGCGATAGAATACAAAGCGTATTATTAGCGTATCAATACGGTAAAAAACATAACACACCAGTAACGTTACATTTGACTGATGATAAATGGAGTGTTGCTGGTGGTAAAGTTTCAGATAAGAAGAAAAAATCATGGAAAGAAATTATCAGCTTGTTTCCAAAAAATACTGTACAAGTTCAACCATGGCCAGTTGAAAATTTACCTGAAGATGAGTGGCTTAAGTATTTAAAACAAAAAAGAATAGACGCAGAAATTTATTACTATAAAGACACTATGCATATGCATCCTAACGAAACTGTCGTACCATTAGAGATGTCTCAATATTTAAAAGAACCTATAATGTTAGAACCTGCAGTCAATGCGTGGTTACCTGATAAATTTATTACTGTACAATGGGATTCAACTGACGCAGGTAGAACGTTATCTTCTATCACTAGAGAAAAAATACATTCTAAATATGAAGGAACTGTTATATACGTAGGAGGTGAGGGAACAGGTCATTTTAAAGATTCACTAGCACATATAGGTGCAGCAATGGTAAAAGCAGAATATCATGTAGGAAGTGATTCAGGCATGATGCACTTAGCTCAACTATATAAGAGATTCGAAGACATTCATATATATTCTCCAGTGAATGGTTATACGTCTCATCATCTTATAAGAGCGATAAATAACGGAACAAAGCACACGAGGATATAGATTATGATGTACACTACGACAAATAAAGATTCTAAGCACGTCATGCACTTGATACAAAAAGATACTATAGGTGCTGAAATTGGAGTCTGGTTAGGTAACACCTCACAACAATTTTTACAAAAAGGTATTAAGAAACTTTATATGATCGATGCGTATTCTGTAGAACCGTATAAAGATAATTCAGAAATGTCTTACCAAGAATATCTAGCTAAGTATCAACATGTCACTGGAGAATTTGCAGAGGCTGGATTTATGAGGTACTATGATGAAGTATATAAAACAGTTAAACAGAAATTTGAACTTATAGAACAAGCAGAGCTGTGTAGAACTACGTCAAATAATTGGTTCGAAGAATTTTTAGCAGCAAAAGGCCATGGAAATCCAGAAATGCTTGATTGGATTTACATTGATGGAGATCATTCTTTTGAAGGATGTTATAGTGATTTAGAAAACGCGTTAAAAGTAGTTAAGCCGGGTGGTTTAATAATTGGTGATGACTACTATTGGCCAAATTCAAAGTGGGGTAAAAAAGGCGTAACAAAAGCAGTAGATAAAATTAAAGACGAAAATAATTTTACTTTGATTAGACACGGTGAAACACAATATAGTATGACAATATGAAAATTATAGCTCATAGAGGACTTATGATGGGTCCTAATCCAGAATATGAAAATCAACCTGATACTATCGATGAAGCGATATCTCATGGCTTTGACGTTGAAGTCGACGTATGGAACGTTTCTGGTAGACTAATGTTAGGCCATGATAAACCGCAGTATGATACAGAGCATTGGATGTTTAACACAGATAAAATATGGTGGCACGCAAAAAATGTTGAAGCTATTCGTCCAATGATAGAAAGAAAATGCAGAGTATTTTACCATACTAACGAAGACGTCGTTATGACTTCAAGACAAGAGCTATGGGCTTTGCCAGGGAAAGGCTTTTCTGGTTCTTACATAGTCTTACCAGAAAATTCAAAAGAACTTATTCCTGATGGCGCTTTAGGGATATGTACTGATTATGCACTACTATATAGGGAAAAATATTCATGAATTTAAAATTATTAATACTTGATATAGATGGAATTTTAACTGATGGAACTAAAGTTTACGACGTAGAACATAAACCAATATACAAGAGATTCATGTGTAAAGATTTTACAGCTATAAAAAGGTTTTCAGCTGCTGGTATAAAAGTCATCATGATTAGTGGAGACAACTGGAATAGAACCATGGCTGAAAAAAGAAACATAGACTTTTATTGCACGAGAGAAAAAGGAGACGGATTAGACAAGTCTTTATGGTTGCAAGAATTTAAAAATACTTACAAAGTAGAATACGACGAAATGATGTTTGTAGGCGATGACTATTTTGACTATCAAATGTTTCAAAGATTAACTTATACCGCGTGTCCTAGTGACGCTCCACTAACGATAAAAGATTCTGCATTTATAAAATTAAAATCAAAGGGTGGTGAAGGTTGTATAGTTGAACTATACGACATTTGTAGTACTTTAAATTATTTGAAATCAGTTAATATAGAAAAAGTAATAGAATTAGATAAGTTAGAGCAAACCACTGCAGAAATGAAAAGATAATGCATCAATATGATTTAGCAATATATGGTCACATCACTGTCGATCGTATAATAAACAATTTTAAAGAAGAAGTATCATTAGGTGCCATAGCTAATTTTTGGAGTGCACTTAATAAGATTAAATCAAGTACTAAATTTAAATTAGTCCCTTGTGCTATAGGAGAGGCTGTAATAATAGTCAATGAAAAAACTTCTCAAAGATTTGGTAGAGGCAATTTAAATTTGGAAACAGTTGAACCAAGCGTAGTAAACGCTGAATGGCATCATGTGATGTATTTAAATCAACTTAAGAATAAAGACTTTATAAGAGACTTAGATGGAATAATTTCTGCTGATTTAACTGCTGGTAAGATGGATATATTAGACGATTTAGCTTATATCGATTACTTGTTCTTATCAGAAGAAGATCTGTTTATGGATTTAAATAAATTAGCCAACTTAGTAAAAGGTTGTGTGATATTACATTATCCATCAGGTAGTATATGCGCTGATGGAAAGACACAGATTGAATGCAAAACAGAAGTAAAGAAGAACATAAATGTACTAGGAGCTGGAGACACATTTGCAGCCTGTTTTATATCAAACATGTTAAAAAATAACGACATTGAAAGTTCTTTAAAATACGCTCATGATAAAACTTTAAAGGTATTACTCGATGAAAACTAATTTATTACTACCAATAGCTGGAAATGGTCAAAGATTTATTGATGCAGGTTATACTGTTCCAAAGCCTCTTATTGAAATAAACGGTAAGACAATATTAGATAGATCGTTAGAATCTGTGAAATTAGACAACTGCAATTTAATCTTTATTATTAGAGAAGATCACGTTAAAGAACACAACTTAAATTTAGTTTTAAGAAGTAGGTATAAAGATTGTAAAATAGTTATAATCCCTGGCTTGACCGATGGTGCACTGTCGACTTGTTTACTCGCAAAAGAACACATTGATAACGACGAACCTTTAATAATATTTACTCCAGATTGTTACTTTGAACCGCAAATAGATCCAGATAATATTCATGAAAGATTTGATGGAATGGTATGCGTATTTGAATCTGACAGTCCAGCACACAGTTACGTAAGATTAATGTATAAACTACAAGATGATACAGATCCAGAAGATTACGTTTGTGACGTTGCAGAAAAAGAAGTTATTAGTAACTTAGCAATAGGTGGATTATACTATTGGAAAAAAGGAAGTAACTTTGTTAAGTATGGAAGTGAGATGATTGAAAGAAACGAAAGAGTAAATGGCGAATTCTATATTGCTCCTGTATTTAATAAATTTATAGAAAATGGCCGTCACGTTGGAATCGATAGAAATACGAGACACGATATATTAGGAACACCTGAAGATTTGGAGGCTAACAAATGGACATAGCAGTTTGTTTTTCTGGAATTGCAAGAGGCCAAGTAGATAGAAATGTTGAACACGCTCAAAGAGCTTTTAGCAGATTTGGAAGTGTAGACTTCTTTTTTGCCACTTGGAAAGAACACGAAAATGACATATCAAAAAAATATAATGCCGTAACTTATCCGGAGCCAGAGATACATTATGACGCGTGGACTGAATGTGTAGTAGATAATCCTCACCATAAGTATAAGCAATATAAAGACGCTAGATTAAAAGGTGTAGAAGCATATTATCAAAATCCTACTTTAAAAAATTCATTAAAACAAATATTAGCTCATGCGTATCAAGTAGAAGACTTACCACAAAAATATGATATGATAGTTAGATTACGTTGGGATGTCATAACTTCGCCTACATATGACTTTAGAAAATACATGAATCAATCGTACGAAAAAAATATAGCAATTGGTTTTGCTATAAGAGGAGAAAGATGGATAAGTCTAAACTCATGTAAAGATATAGACCACGTGTACTGTACGGTAGACACGCCTTGGGAATATAGTAGAGACTGGTGTTACTGGATAAATGATAACATGATATTCCATCCTAGAAAAATATGGGATTCTAAAAAAGCTTGGAAACTCTTTAAAGAAAAAAGATTGTGGCCAGCAGAGTACGGGTGGTACCAACTATTAAGTAATATGGATGATCATCACTGTGTGTACGGAGGGGCTGCCATAGAGAGATTTAGACGTGTTGCATGATTTGATGAATAGATATAAATCTATTAGAAAACAACATCACGTATTTTATGAGAGACAACTTTGGTATGATAGAATCAAAGCTATAAATTTATTACAAGTTGGCATAGACACCACGATAGAAGTTTGGTTAAAGTATCTTAAGTATGCTAACATTTATTGTATAGATTCTTTTGAACACAAGCAGCCTACAGATTTTAAATTTTTAAAAGAAGACAAAGTACATTGGGCTAGGTGCGACGTACACGATAAAAAACACGTAGAAAAAATAATGAACGGGTTGTGGAAAAAACCTAGATTTGACGTGATTATAGATAATACTAACAATTACGAAAACCTTAGAAGATATTGCATAGGAAAATTTTACTATGAAGAGAAAGATAAGGTAAGGATAGTTCAATGAAAGCATTTGCTATAGTAGTTCCTACTATTCCTATTTCAATGGCTGGATTTAAAGAATTAAAAGAGAGCTATGAAAAATATGGACATGAAGAAGGTATAGAAGAACATCACGCAGTAGAGCTTGAGAAAGTAGAAAGATTCGCGAGTGGAAACGGATTAGAATGGAATTATCCTTGGGAAGGTCAGCAAACTGATCTAAAGACAGGTTTAATTAAAAGCGCTTATCCTACGGCAGATAAAAGAAGAAGAATCTCGTGCTTTATGAGCCACTGGTACTTATGGCAAAAATGTGTAAAACTTGACGAGATGATTTGCATATTAGAACACGATTCAAGATTTATTAAAAAATTGCCAAGTGATAGAACTTTTCGTAATTGTAACTATGATATTATAGGAATTAACGATCCATCAATGGCTACAAGAAAGTCAAAACTATATCATGATATGATACTAGAAAACGCTAACTTTTTTCAGCCAGTTCCTACTATTGATGAATTTAACGTACCACAAGGATTAGCAGGTAATTCTGCGTACGTGATAAAACCAGAAGGCGCGAAGAAGATGATTAGTTTAGCAGCCGAACATGGTATGTGGCCAAATGACGCGTTAATGTGTAAACAGTTAATTTCAACCATAGGTGTTACACGAAACTTTTATACGAGAGTACAAGGATTGAGGTCAACAACAACATTATGAAGATGTACGTGATAACTATAATGGAAAATGCAGATTCTGTACGAGCTGCTGATAGATGTATAGCAACTGGAAAAAAACATGGATGCGATATAGAAAAACACAGCGCGTATTCTCCACAAAATTGTAATGTAATAGAAGAACTTAAAAAACATAAGTTAAGTTCTAAAGGATTTGAAGAAAAATATAGTAGATTAGAAAATTGTATAGCTGGATTTTTAAGTCATCATAGTCTTTGGTTAAAGTGTATTGAATTAAATCAACCAATTTGTATATTTGAACATGATGCCGTACTAGTAGGTGGAATTCCAGCAGTAACTACATTTGACATATTGAGTTTTGGTAAACCATCTTATGGAAAATTTAACACTCCAACTTTTATAGGTCAAGGTCCACTTACTTCAAAACCATACTTCCCAGGCGCGCACGCGTACAGAATTACTCCAAATGGAGCCAAACAATTAGTTGATGAAGCTTTAAAAACTGCAGGTCCAACTGATGTTTATATACATAGTTCTAAATTTAATTTAGGAGAGTTTTATCCATGGCCAGCAGAAGCAAATGATAGTTTTACAACTATACAAAGAACAGAAGGATGTTTAGCTAAACATAATTACAATGAGTCCTACAAAATTATATAATGAAGCGTTCTTAACAGGTTGTGATGCTAACCACGAATGGATGTTAGAATGGTTTTTTAAAAACTATCAAAAACACGTTAAGTCTCGACTAGTGTTTGCTAATTTTGGTCTGTCAGAAGATGGTTTAAAAACTGTAAGAAAATACGTAGATGCCGTGATGGACTTAACTAAAACAACAGAACAAGGGTGGTTTAAAAAACCATTATCAATGTTAAAATGTCCTGCTAAGAAAACCGTATGGATTGACTTAGACTGCGAGATACGAGAAGATATTAGCGACTTATTTCAAAAGTTAGTTGTAAATAAGTTAAGTATGGTAGAAGACAAACCGTGGACAAAAAGAAGACAAGAACTATGGCATAACTCTGGAATAGTAGGATTTATAGATAAACCTGTAATATTATATAAGTGGGTTGAAGCTGTAAAAGACAATCCACAAGTAGGAGACCAAGAGGTGTTGCACTCTATCTTGAATCCAATAACAAAGATTGGTAATATCAACGACTTACCAAATGAATACAACGTCATGAGATTACAGACAGAACTAGATAATTATAATGGACCAATAAAAGTCATGCATTGGACTGGACCAAAAGGAAAAGAAAAAATTAAGAGAATGCTATGAGGATTGTTCAACTAGTAGGAAATGGAGATCACGCTAGCTTATTTCATAAAGGTGAAAGACCCGGAATGAAATTAACATGTAACCTTCCACCATTTCCAGTTAATGGAGTTTACGCTACCATAATGGTAGACTTTAAGATGATGAAAGCTTTACATGAAGGTTCGCTTAATATCCCTGGTGATTGGATTCTTGGTATGAGGCCAAAAATTTGGATGGACCAACAACCTGGGTTTTATCTTAAGCACAGTCATCAAGTAAAAGAATTTTACACAGAACTACCAAAGTACGTAGCAAACTATACGGACTTTAACTGTGGTCACATGGCATGTCACTATGCCGCAAATAAAGTTAAAGCCGATGAAATACACATGTACGGATTCGATTCTATATTTGACTTTAACTTAAAAAGCTGTTCAGACTTTTATCTTAATTCTGATAGAGGCAATATGAATAATAATAGGTTAGCAACTAACTGGAGACCAGTGTGGCAAAAGATGTTTCAAGAGTTTCCAAATACAAAATTCATATTGCATCATATTCATGATTCTATAAAATTTGAAGTAGGAGATAACGTAGATGTAGTAACATACACCTCCACAAAATAATTAACACATTAAGTAAATAAACCTTTACATTGGCATAAATGTGTGGTATAATATATACAGATAATTGATAAGGAGTTAATATGTCTAAGAAAAAATCTAACGTAATCGATTTTAAAAAAGCAGCTAATAAAAAATTCAACGAAGAAAAAGAAATTGTATTCACTATTGAAGGTGAAGATTATCAGTTAGGCGAGATGGTTCATCAGGCCAGCAACGATAATGGCATGGAATTTGTATTTAAATTGGAGGAATTTGACGACGATGACGACGAAACTATTCACTAAAGTCGATATGCTAGAAAAGCAACTAGCAGAAGAAACTAAAGAAAAGTATGCTTTGTATAAGAGAATTAAAGAACTTAACGAAGAAATCAGAGCCCTTAAAAATAAGGGCGATGATTTAAGTGGTCCTGAATATATTCAGAGGCATAGAACATAATTAACATGTTAAGTGAAAAAATTCAAATAAGTGAAAAAAAACGTTTACAATTGCTAAAAAGTGTGGTATAATATATCTATAAAATGGAAAAGGAAATGATGGAAAGAATAGGAGAAAAAAATTATGACATAGCTATAAGTAACCGACAGGGTGTTGTGATGGACAATGAGATAACGAGAAGCACACCGGGATTTACAGGTTTGGTACCACCCAGGGAATCAGCGTCGGAATGTAAAACGTATCCCACTCTATCATGGGGCCGATCGGTCGGTAGAGTGGATGTCTTGACAACGGCCCCACAGAATTTGGAGACTAGTTATGCCTAGTCCAGCAGAGCTTCAATCAATGCTTCCACTATTTCTTCAACTCCTCTTCTTCGCGGTAGCTGGAGCATTGATTGTCGGTACATTCGCTACTATTATTGGCTTTATGTTTAGACACGCGTTAATAATAATGATTTTAATAATTTTAATTTATGGTTTATCACAGGGGTTTCCAGTATGACAATGCATTTAATGCCAATATATTATAACAACAATAACAATAAAAGACGCAAACAACCTTTCAAAAAACCAGGGTGGGCTAAAGCTCAAGCCGAGCATGACGCTTGGCTCATGAAGCGTGGTGTACACCCATCACAACTTAAAAACAAAACAAAGAACGCAGGAATCAAGGCTCCTAATTATAAGGAGCATTCACGAGCTCTACCAACAAGTGACTACACAGGTCGTATAGTTGGTAAGTCTAAACAAAATACTTACACTGGTACCTTTATCACTGGCATTGCTACTATGCATAAGTCAAACATGGTACCTGTAAGTAAAAATGCTGACGCAAAAGAATATGC